CCCCCTTGCGGGGATCCTCTAGGCTTACGCCTGGGCCTTCCTCTTCCGGGCAATCCGGGAGAATCCTAATGGACTATGGAAGGTATCGCAATCGTTCTACCCCTAATGTGAATGGTACGAAAGTATCAACGCACAATGGAGTGACTACAACGAATGCGTATGTTCTGCCGTCTCGTGAGAGCGAGCAGACATATGACTTTGAAGTGGAAAACTTTCATCGCCGAAAGGCCAACGGGGAGATCTTCAACAACCCTTACTTGAATGTCAAGAAGATCTACGAAACTAATGACCGCATTGTTTCGACGTTCCGTAACTGGAACTCGAGCAATGTGACGCTCAATAGTGACGCAGTAGACTTCAACCGTACTTACCTGACTGAGCAGATTACTCTGCAAAATTGGGTAGCCCCGGCTGTTAATCTTGACACCTTGGAAGCTGAGCGCAATGCTCAGATAAATGCAATGGCTAGCGTTAACGCAACAGATGTTGACGCCCTCGCTTTCGCGGCTGAATGGTCCAAGACCAAGAATCTGCATCGCGATTTGGGAAATGCCTTGCTGGGATTGTTTGGAGGCGCAAAGGCGGCAATCAGAAAGGCGAAGTATCGTAAGATACCGCTCTATGATGAATTTGGCCGGCCGATTCTCAATCGGTCGGGGAAACCCAAATACAAATACCTTCATGATCCTGCCTCCGAGAAGCTCATGGGTAACACCCGTGGACAATCGGCTGCCAATTTATACCTGGCGGGTAGGTTCGGTATTGCTCCTTTGATTAACGATGTCGAAAGTGCAGGAAAGTATCTCGAGCACATTTACAACCCGCGATATACTGCGAGAGGTAATGTGTCCATTCAGGGACAGGCCACTGCTGTGAAGCAGTTAGGCATATACCATGGATTTATACCGGTGACGGTACAAACCACGAGAACTTTTGAAGCGCGTTACGGGATCCTATATGAATCGGATCTTTTGTCTCGCGCCATGGCGGGGTTGGGGTTGACTCGTCCGTTTAGTTCGGCCTGGCAGTTAATGCCATGGTCGTTCGTCGCGGATTGGTTCCTCAACTTTGGGCGTTATCTTGATGCCATCCAGCCATCTGGACTTACCAAGACCTTGAGTGCATGGGGTAGCACTCGTGACACCGTCGTTGTAACGTGGATTCCGGGGACGTACACTCAAACGAGTGCGCCGCCTCCGAACGAAACGTGGACGGGTTCATGGACAGGGTCGTTGCTTACTCAGGAAACGACTAAACATCGTTTCCCATGGAGCACTTCTCTACCCTTGCGTCCTGGCTTCGGCCAGGGCTTTTCGCAAATGCGGTCTGTTGACTTTGCGGCGTTAGTGCTGCAGAGAATTCGGGCCAAGTTCTGACCTAAATCATCATGAGCAAAGTTATCAACACTCAACCGTTCGACATCCATTCCACTGAGAAGGATGTCGTCTCTCTCCGAGATTATACCGGGGACAAAGACACCCTCGCGTACAAGCGCATTGCGCCCAAACGCGTGAAGGACTTTCCCGGTATGGCCAAGAGCGAGCTGAAGCTGACGCGTGTGGACCCGTCCACCGGCGAGCTGGTGGGTATCATTACTGTCGCAACGAGTATCCGTGCTGATGCAGCGGCTACGGCCAAGACCGAGATGCAATCTCTGGTCAAGGCCGCGGCCGCCGATGCAGCATGGGCGGACCTCGTGAACGATCAGCGTCTTCCGCTGGTTGTCAGCGCAAGCTGACTTTCGTCCCTCCTCACGGAGGGTTATCCATTGGTTGACGGGAGTAGTTAGTGAAAGAGAAGATCCTTTTTATCGTAATCGACTTATTGAGAGCGTGGCTTTCCTCCCAGCTGTATAAGCTGGAGTCGAGGGGCCTCGCCGATAGAATCGACCGGTTTCATGCGTTTGTTTCGACACGCATGGATAAGTTGGAGGGAAAACCTCCGGATCAATCGAACACCCGACACTCCTGATTTGTGGAGGCGAAATGCCTAGACAAACCTGGTCCGCAAAGGACTTAGAAAAGAAGTGGGGGCGTAAGCTCTCACAAGACGTCTCACGGTCTTTACCGTGGGAAGTCCTGTCCGTACTCGCTTCGGGCCTCAGCGACGACTCCAAACTGCCACGAGATATCCTTACTGAGTGCATTCGCACTCGGGACGTCTCGGGTTTGTTTCAAGTTGCTGATAGTCTGGACGCGACAGTGTATGCGTCTGCCGATTTACTCCTTCAGGATCGACTAGTCGTAGAACTCTTCTCAAAGTTTAACTTCCACGATTCCCCGTTTAACAAACGGGAGCGTGCGAAGCTTCGCTTCTTCGAAGCGGAAGAAAGATGCCGTGAGGCAAATTTCCGCGTTGTTCATGGCCAACAGGCCTTGTCATCGGATGTCAACGCCGTGTTACATGGCGCTATCCGTTTGATTGAACAACGTATCTTGGGAAGGTTTGAAGTTAACGCAATGTTAGACTTCGCACGATTCGGCCCGGGGGCGTCATTATGCGTGAAAGGACCTTTCACCACAGAGTATTTTAAGCTCTGTGAAAAGGTTCCGACCGTATCTAGTGGCGCCTTCCCGTATGCAGAGGCTCTTCTAGCCTATGACGTTAAATGGAGTGCGTACCTTCAAGGTATACACCCGTTTGACGTCTGGGGACCATTCCTCCCTGTGAAGGGTGAAGGTCAAGAGTTAGGACTCGTAGACTACAATAAAGTAGCATTCGTCCCGAAGAATGCGAAGACCGATAGGTCTATCGCTATTGAGCCGTATTTTAACGTGTATTTCCAGTTGGGAATCGGAGGGATGATTCGCGAACGCCTTTACAGGCATTGCGGCATTGACCTCGATTCACAGCTGCGGAATCAAACGTTAGCCCATAAGGGTTCCATAACAGGCAACTTGGCGACCATTGATTTTTCGATGGCCTCCGACACCATCTCGCGAGAGACCGTGCGCCTGCTTCTACCGCCTGAGTGGTTTGACCACCTTGATCGGTTACGAAGTAAGCATTATCTGATGGATGGAGCAATCCGTCCCTACGAGAAGATTTCTTCGATGGGAAACGGCTACACCTTTGAGCTGGAAACGCTGATATTCTACAGCCTAGCAGAGTCGGCTTGCCGGCATCTGAACCTCGACTCCACTGACGTTACCGTCTTTGGAGATGACGTGGTATTACCGACGGACGCTTGCACGCTATTCCAAACTGTGTGTGAGTTCCTAGGTTTTAAGGTTAATGAAGAAAAGAGTTTTCTCTCGGGTCCCTTCCGTGAATCTTGCGGAGAGGACTACCTCAGAGGTATCCGAGTTCGACCCGTGTTCTGTAAAGAACTCGCAACGGTCCAGCACGTCGCCTCCCTCGCCAATCGACTATCTGCACTTAATCGTGCAGTGGGCGTTGGTAGTAGGGTTAACGATATGCTGCATTGCGCTGTTGATCTTCTGCATCGCGAAATTCCACGCGATGTTCGAAGGTTGGTCGTTGGGCCACCCAGTGACGACGTCGACGGATACATCCATTGCACTGATATCGCCGCCCTTGCGGGTAGCGAATTGGTGCAGTGGAACCGTCAACTGTATTGCTGGGAACACCCGACCATCCGGTTTAGACCCAAGGAGCTACAGCGACATAACGACGCTGCTGCCCTCTGGATCATTTGGGGAACCGCCGTGAGGCGCTCCCCCATACCGAAGCAGGAAGCCATCGTCGAAGGTCTTACGACCCTAGCCGGTGGCCGCTACAGGTATATCAGCGATTTTATCGCTGAACCGGTCCCTCGGAAAATTACCGGCCGTGAGGTCGGTAGATTGTCTTTAGGACGAACCCTAACATGGTCATTAGGGTCGCCATCCACATAAGTGGTTGGCTTCGGTGTTAATTCACCTGGGGAGGC